TGCTGTTTCTTGATCTTCTGGATTATCAGAATCTCTTAATGCTTTGTATTGATTATGACCTTCTTCGCCACTCGTTAACTTTTTGTCCTTTAACAATTTTGCATGAGGTTCAGTATGTTTTTTTAAACTAGTCTGAGCCAACATCTCCATAGTCTTAGAACCTGGATTCTTATAGTTGACTGATTGACCTTTACCTGTTAATTTGTCAGAATGCGCAATCATAGCGCCATGACTTAATGTCGGGATACTATCGGCTACAGAATTTGGATCTTCATGACCTGTTTCTTTTTGATGATCTGCTGGTTGAGATGTCCATGCGACTCTCTGATAACCTTTCTTAACATCATGACCATGTTCTGATTGGTTGAAAGTATCGTTTGCTTTTGCAGCAATTTGTGCTGTTTTAACAAGATTTTTATATTGTGGATGTTTTTCATATTCATCACCAAACATTTTAGCAGCCATCTTGTTATGAATATCAGTTGGTGTTTTGCCTTCAACTCTGTGAGATTCGGGAAACGTTCCGCCATTTTGTTCTCTGGCTTTAAGTAATTCAAAAAGTTTACCAGCAGAATCGCCTGTTTTAAAATCATCTTCTTCTTTTTTCTTCGCTTCCGTTAGAAAATCTTTAAACTTAAACATGAATACACCCTCTTAGAAATTAGATCATGTATTTATATCAATGAAAATGGGGGAGACCCGAAGATCTCCCCCTGAATCAGAATGGTTCGGTTGAGCGGAACCCCACCGTTATTCTCAACTATTCCTCTCGATAAATCGACTTGCCTCTTTGCTGTGCACTAGCAATACAAAACCATTTCTGATATTATTTAGTCAGTCTGGGGCTGAAATTTATGCTCGTCAAGAAAAAAAGTTGGTGTCCAACCAGAAAATCCTCCACCAAGATTCCACTTCCTAGCAAGCTCACGAGCTTTCTTTTCGTCAACAGATTCATAGATAATCTTATCAGTCTTTGTTTCGATAACCTTAAACTGATTGTCTTCTTTCTTCACCTTGTAATCCATCAACCCCTCCTGCTCTTAGAACCAACCATAGTCATATCAGTACTTGGCGTAGCATACTGTAAGCCACCCTTGTTAAACAGAGGCATGACACGACTAGCTTTCTCAAGAATAGCACGCTGTACCTCGGGAGACTCTTTATGTATGTTAGCCATTATACCTTTCGTAAAACCATTGCCCACGCTGTTGCTAAGCATGCTACGATCAGTATTATAATCAGGAATAGAATTTTTATGTTTGCCTCTGTATGCTTTTTGCAAGGCTCGTTGTTCTGGGTGAAGACCTCGGTCCCTCAGCCACTTTTCATGCTGGGCTGTCGCCTCGGCCAGTTTCTTGGATTTGCTTTTCTTTTGTTTTTGCGAGTACTTGGTCGTTGTAAGGTATGGGCCAACTAGGTGCATGCTCATTCCACTGATCCTTTATCAACTGCTCAATAATCTTTTTGTGATCTTTCAACTGTATTTCTAATTTCTTTATAGTTCTATCATAATGACCTTTACTCCATCCATCATGCGGCAAGAGAAAAAGCATAGCAATCGGCATAGCTGAGAAGAGACAGCTTAACCAACCAAGAACATAAGCCTGAGTAATTGGGTCTAACTCGGATATCATCCTGCTCTCCTTCAACTGAGAATCAATTATACCGCGATTTGAACAAAATGTAAAGTAATTTATTGTGAGATTTGGGAATAAGTCTGACCAACACCACTAAGAGGATTCAACAATGTATTGTCGCCGAGTGGTTCCAGTTTACGAACTGTGATATGTGTTGGGTCTGGTAGAATGGCTGTAAATGTATTTTCTTTTGGTCTCTGAGAGGTCAGAGTCTTGATAATAGGATACGCCAGAGAATACGTCTGTATCTGTGGTAGCGTTACAGTTATTGGCTGTTGAGTTATCATCTAGTAACCTGAGAATAGAAATTAACCTGACCATACATTATCTTAGTAGTGATACCTGTATTGCTTGTTAATGACATATCATAAACATATGTTACCTTTGGAGGATAACCAATAGCATTCTTTGTAGATACGTTAGCTGTTCTGCTAGCTGGTAGAGTCAAAACATAGAAGTAAGTATTAGAGACTACGATCTCGCCATTAGAAGTTGACATAGATTCTAATACTGTATTACTATCATATGAAGGTCTAATCTGCATTACAGCAGAATATGTAGTAAGATCAACTGGCCAGTTATTGGCATTCTGCACATTTAATCTCAATTGAAATGTTGCGCCCTGTTGAAAATCTAAATCATTTCTGTTGTAAAGCATGTTCTTTTCCTTGGTGATTGATCAATTATTTATCACTTGAAATCTTTAAACTTTTCTCTATCAAACTTAGTAACATTGTTTCTGAAGTTATCCTGATCACCAAATGAGCTATTGTCAAATACAGAATCATTTGTTTTTCTGTTCGGACCATTTAAAACATCATCATTAGCTGACTGCTCGCAATCATAGAGACGCATTTTTGCACGATCAATACCAACGACGAACCGCTCAGTATTCCCAAGGTCAGAATAGCGATTCTTGAGCTGCTTAACCATGATTTGATTGAGCGTACGTAGCTGGTCGGTTGAGATGAGTGCAAACATAAAATCAGCTGTGGCTGGGAGTCCGAATGACTCTGATGTATCTTCCAGTCCCACGTCGCTGTTCGAATATCCACTTCTAGTTGTTTGAGTCGCAGAGACGATAGGTACATCGAACTCCACTGCGAGCCCTCGTATTTCTTCTGCAATTGCTTTGATATAGGTATAAGAATTGACGTTGGCTCCATGCTTTATCCTCGACGACATACAGATATTCAAATAGTCAATATAGATAATATCTGGGACAAAATCCTTTTTAATTTTCAATTCATTCAGCAGGTGGCGGAAATTAGCCGAACCAGCACAGGCTGTAGGATATTCCTTTACGATCAGCTTACCCTTGATCTTGCTCTTGATCTTTTGAAACTTCTTATCATAAGAATCTTTAGGAATAAGCTCAAGCTCGTCTAGTGGCGTATCAAGCAGGTTAGCGTCAATGCGTTCCGCAATTCGCTCTTCAGCCATCTCCATAGTTATGTATAATACATTCTGACCCTGAACCATATTTGCCGCTGCACAATGACACATGAATAGTGATTTACCCACACCAGTGCCAGCCAGTGCGATGTTCAGAGTTTTTCTTGGGAGTCCGCCTTTGGTGATCTTATTAAAGTAATCAAGGCTAAAGGGTATACGTACTTCTTTTTTATGGTAAAATTCAAACCTTGATTCAGAATCTTCGATAAAGTCATGACCAATGTGAGTGTCGAACGATACTGCCAAGGCATCTGAGAGAATCTGCGGTATTGACCCTTTCGCGGTCTTGCCTGTTTTATCGTCGATAATTTGAATGGAGGACATGATGGCATTGTATACTGCTTTTTCTTGGCAGAACTTTTCAGTCTGGTCGACGAGCCATTCGATCTTCGCCCCTTCGGCTTCACCGAGATTAGTAATCGTGTTGCCGATACTCTTAAATGCTTCATCACTCAACCCATCCTTATTTGTCAAATTTACAAGCAACTCTTCAGTAGAAGGAAGAGTGTTATATTCACCAACATAACTATCAATTAATTGAAATAATGTACGATCTTTAAAGTCTGAGAAATAGTCAGGCTTCAGGAACGGTATAACTTTGCGAGTATATTCTTCATTCTTAATAAGATTTGCAAAAATAATCTTTTCAATAGACATTCACTCTCCTCAATCGGATAATCATATTTACAAGAGCTTGGTTGTTTAGAATACATCTTTAATAAACACCAAAGCTAGAACCATGGCTAATGCTAACAATAAACCATATATTACATCTGATTTGTTCATTCGATAATTCCTTTTCCTAATCCTCTTAATACGAGTTCGTAGCCCTCGCACAGTGATCTATAATATGCCAGTTCAACTTCTAAATCTTTCACGGTATCAATTCTCTCTCTACATTCTTTTAACAGAGCCACTGTATAAAAGTGTGGCTCTGAATTAGAAAGTCCTTCTATCAATTCTGATAGTTTAGTAACAAACAAATCATTCGTCATCTGTTTCCTCTTCGAGAATAGCGCCCATCGCCATCTTATACTTATTCTCAATGAAGGTCGAGAAGTCTGTATTCTGGAAAATATCATACCAGACATCTTTATTATTTACGATCTCACCAGCGCGATAGAGCTTAGAGTCTTCGCCAAGATGAACAATCTTATACCAGCCTACCTTGGGCTTTGTAATATAACCACCATCAATAGCAACATCAAATAACCCAGACCAACGATTAATCCCGCCTTCAAAGGAGACAGTAATAGGAATCTTTGATTTTTCTTTAACATAACGACTCTTTTCTACATTGATAACAAAATGATAACCAGCGATCTCACCACCATCCTTATCTTGCTGGCGACCAAGAATCCAGATATTGTCAGAGCCATAATATGAACCAGTACCACCACCGACAATATCCTTCGGGTATAAACCAATCTCTTTGTAAGTATGATTGATCACTACCAAAGGAATATCTTTGAGAGTCAGATGAGGAGTGATCATGCGGAACAGCGACTTCAACTGTTTCGCACGAGACATATCCGCGACTGATTTCTGATCAAGCGCATCTTCAACTTCTTTCTTTGAAGCCAGATTGCCGATAGAGTCAATAACAATAAACACTTTATCTTCACGCTTGATCTCTTTCATCTGAGCCATGATGTCAAACTTCAGCTCTTCGATATCAGTGATCGGCGTATGGACTACCGAACCAAGCGGAATCTTGAAGGTATCAAAATAAGATTGAGGAGTACCAAACTCCGAATCATAAAACAAGATTACAGCATCTTCATACTTCTTAATATAAGCCGAAGCAAGCAGAAGAGCAAACCCTGTCTTAAAATGCTTACTCGGCCCAGCAAGCATGGTCAGTCCTGGAGTAATACCGCCATCAATTGATCCGCTCAGTGCTACGTTGATCATAGGGACTGTCGTCGGAATCATATCCTTCTTTGTGTAAATCTTGCTGTCCTCTAGGGTAGAGGTGAAGTCGATTGTTGAGTTCTTTATCAGGCGATCTTTTAATGACATGTGTTTCTCCGAATATATTTTCATCTATTGTAAGTATACTTGTATTGTTTATATTAGTCAAGTTATTTGTTTTACTCATTCCATGGTTAGCTGCAATAAGTAAAACAACGGCAAGAGGGTCGAATACAACAACCAGAAGAATAATAACCATCCTAACTGCTCGATCAAGATCCACGACAGAGGTATCCTGCCCGCCATAGATCGCTTCGGCAATGTATTTGAGAGGGCCGACTTCTGCTTCAGTTTTTCTAATGGTTGAACGAAGCCCAACGACTTCTTCTTTAAGTTTAGAGACCGATCCGAGTTCAGCGTTCTTCTTCGCCACAAGCTCATTCCTCGTCTTCCTCTGCTTGTCGGCTGCCTGTAATGACGATTCACCACGACCCTTCTCCGTAATCTTAGACAACGCATCGTCTATCTGTTGAAGTTGTTTATCATAATCTGCTATAATACTATTTTTATTTTGAATCTGGGACTCAATGATTGCCAGCTTATCGGCATCGCCTGTTGTTATGTTAAGCTGTTGTTCTATATGTGCTCTTGATAGAAACCCAAATGTGCCCATGCTCGTGATAAACATAAGAACCACCACGGCTACTGACAGATACGACTTCAATAACCATGGGCAGGTATGCCAGTTGCGATGTAGCCATGAGACTGTAACCAGCTTACCTACTTCCAGAGCTCCGCCCATTACTACTACTGGTATAAACGCAGCAGCAAATAATGTTGTAAGTCCTATGATACTGAAATAAGCTGATACGCCTGATACTACTAGCGCAACCAGAAGTGCTAAGAAATTTATCATTCGCTGTCTACGTAATCATTTACTTTCTGAATGAATGCTTTCATCTTTTCGGCACGATCCGGCCAGAGGATATAATCTTTTTCTGCGTCTCGCGAAAGGTTAACCAACAGTGGCATGATCATATCGCGTAGGCCATGGAGTTTATCCGTTAGATCCTGTTGTGTCTTAACAACGACCTTAGATTGTTCTTCAACCTTTTTCTTAAGGAGCTCCTCATGTTTACGAAGCTCTTGTTCGGATACTAGACTGAAGCCGAAATCGTCTGACGTATTTACATCTACTTTCATCTTATTTTCCTCATAGTTTGGACAAATTGGAGTGCATCTGATATTTAAACCGCATAAACATTTAATTGAAGAAGTCATCTAGAGTTGCTTTCTCTTCAATCTCCCATCCTATGACTTCAGTTATAGACTTCAAAGGATCAAGGAAACTCTTTTCGAATTGCAGTTGCCTGTCGACATACTTATCTAGATTAAATTCCTCTGGGAGTTCTTCAGGAACAGCAATAACAGTATCATGAATAGGATTGGGAACCTTAAGATAAGCAAACCGAATCTTATCCCCATCGGTAATTGGCATGATATGTTTTAATTTATGCTTCTTGATTAGATCATTAAACAGCAATGCGCCCTTGACATGAATAGGAGTGGCCGATTTATAGATTCTGGCCGAATCCTTATACTTATCCATGTTCTTAACACCTCTCGGGAAAGCCACATCTTCAAACGGCAACTCAAGAAACTCTTTCCGGAATTCTTCGACGAACTTCTTAAGATTTTCCCTGTTGCTATTCATGATGATATCAAGAGCCTTCTTAATATTTTCACGACAGGCATGAGGAGTTGACGAACGAACAGCTTCAATACCCTGGATCTTCAGCTTTGGCTTATCATACTGTACGCCCTCAACGTTCCAGGCATTGAGGATATACATCTTCTTACCACGCCAGATACCCTTATTCGCGATGGTCTCCCGCTTCATCTGCATCTTTTGCTGATATGCATTCATCATATCGGCCAGTTCCTGATAACATTTATCAAGATAAGGTTGGATCTTTGCCTCAATAAACTGATCAAGGATTGATACGATTTCCTGATCAGTCTTATCTTTACATACTTTTTCTACCAACTCATCAAGAGTAACATAGATCGAATCGGTATCAGCTGCGATCACATAATCCCGATGATCGGATGTTTTGAGTAGTCGATTGAGAAAGTTATTGACCTTTCCTTCGATCCAACGAATCGAGAGTTGGCCTGACGTGGTGATTGCCTCAGCATGGTTAAAGTTAAACCATCGGAAGTATTGGTTCCCCAATGCACCATAAGCGGAGTTGAGCTGGATCTTTTTCGCAAGCTGCATATTGTGGTAACGAGCGATAAGTTTTTCGTCGTCTGGGTTCTTTGACGCTTCGTATTGCTTTTTGGCTTCGAGCATCTTTTTCTTGTAAACCACACGATCATTATACATCTTCTCCATTAGTGCAGGCAAGAACCCTTGCTTGTCCCTGCGATAAGTGCATCCATTCGCTGCATAAGCTACATCATCACCATATTCACCGAAACTTGAATTGCTCTTTAGGAGAGCATCAATAGATGGAAAATTATCAATCTTGGCAACAAAAGTCTCAGGACTGATATTATACTGCATGATTAGATGCGGATACAGACTATTCAAGTCAAACGATACTATCCAGTTACTAAGACCAATCTTTGGTTCTTTGACGAACCCACCGACAAGAGAGTTGTAATCTTTCTGCCTCTTGAATGGTGGGATTACAATATTCTGATCCATAAGATAGTTATGAATGATAGTATCCCACATGCGGACTGTCGTCATAGTATCCGAGAAGTTAATTTTAGCATCATAAGCCATGGCCATGACCTGCTCGATAAACTTCATCTTATCATCTAGCTTTTCGACTAGGACGGTATCCTTGATATTATAGTCAATGAATAGCTGGTGGTTCTTATTGTAGAGGTCCGTCAGGTCTTTGTATCCCTGATCGCGGTAGTCAACCTTCTTCTCACCAAGCTCGACCTGTGCGATGTAATCCAGCTTATATGATTCTTGGTTACCGAACGAGAACTTGCGATACAGCTGATAATAATCCATGACGGCAATACCAGCCAGTGAATAGCTCTTGTTCTCTTTGTTACGGAATTCTATCACCTTCTCGTCAACCATACCCCATGGGGACATACGTTTAATATCAAAACCAAGAGTGCGTATACGATTGACGAGATAGGGAATATCAAAGAACTCAATGTTCCAGCCTGTAACAATATCAGGACACCATTCATCGGAACCCCAGACCAATAGAAACTTATTGATCATATCGACTTCATCCTTACACATGAAGTATTTTGTATAAGGATCTTCGTTCTTGTAATACTCTAGGCCGAATACTAGATTATAACCCTTCTTGCGGATTGTGATAGCAGTCAATGGCTGATCAGCCAGTTCAATATCGGGAAAACCATTATCAGACTTACACTCAATATCTATCGTGACGACCTTGACTAGATTAGGATCATAATCGATATCGCCCTTATAGTTATCATAGATATACATGTACGCCCAGTTATTATAACCATAGACATCGGCGTTATCTATCTCTTCATATTGTTTATAGAATTCGCGAGCTTCGCTTATGTTATGAAAGTTAATCTTCTTTACAGGCGAACCATCTAGGGTCTTATGTGTTCCTCTATCTGCTTTTAAAAAAAGATATGGTGAATATTCCTCAACCTTCTTTACAGCCTTGCCATTCTCGTAGCCACGAAGATAAACTTTATTGCCTCTAGTAAAAACATCAGTATAGAATTTCATATACACTCCAAAACATGAATACGCCACGAGATAATATATTCCATTATACCTCGTGGCGAATAAAAAGTAAAGTAAAATATTATGCGAATATCTCTCTTGCTTCTTTGTATAGAGACTCACGCTCTTCAAGACCATTGTACCCACCATTGATCTTGTGGGTTACGTCTTTAACATTATCAACATCGGCGAGATGATTTAATTTATGATTATCCCAGAACCAGCCAGCTGACATCGCAGCACCTTCTGGGCCTTCTAGGTAAGAAACAGCTTCATCAATACCCATCCCCATGCTGTCAGCAAAATGCTTGTAGTTATCATGGCCAGTAAGCTGAATAAGACCACGACCACGGTACTTGTAGCCATCTCCTGAATCTTCATCACCATTCCCCATTCTATCAGCATATACACGATTAGCAATCTTTTCTGGATTGTGGGCGTAATCATTTACATCAACGTCACGGAAATGCGATGGCCAGAGTTTAGCTAGGGTTGCTGGTTTGTAGTTTAAGTTTTCTTTTGTTGCAGTCAGGCCAGCTGATTCAACACCAACCTGCGCCAAGAACATAGAGATACGTTCTGGAGTATTAATTTCAAAATGTTCGAATGTTTTGTTAAGAGGATCAACGAAAGAATCAATAATTTCTTCGTCTGTATCTTCAAAGAATTTTTGAAGTTGTTCTTTAGTAATCATATCAGTCTCCATAAAATGAGGGGGGAACCAGTGTCCCCCCTATTTATGATTAGGCAAACTTCTTATCGGATGCACCACGGGCGATAAATTCAATATCGCAACGGTTGATACCGAGATCAGCAAGATCACGATTAGACAATAGACTTAAATCGTGAACTGTTCTACGGTATTCCATTTCCTTCTTGAGCCATCTTGAAAAAGCTCCGAACAGACTTAAAAGCATAACTTACTCCTTTGTGATTTTCTTTAATATAAATACATATATTGTAGTTCGCGGATGGCGGTCCCAACTACTCTAACGTCGGAAAGGACATCAGCTATGAATGATAAATTTTACATATACGCATATATAAACAAAAAAACTGGTTTACCTTATTATATCGGTAAAGGTAAAAACGATAGAGCTTATAAAAAACATAATATAAGTGTTCCAAAAGACAAATCAAAAATTATTATTTTAGAATCTAATTTAACCGAACTTGGTGCATTTGCATTAGAACGTAGATATATTAGATGGTATGGTCGTAAAGATAATGGTACAGGCATTCTTTTAAATAGAACAGATGGTGGAGATGGTATAAACGGTTTTTCTCATTCGGAAATAACCAAACAAAAATTACGTAAACCAAAATCGGAAATATTCAAAGAAAAAATGCGTAAACCAAAATCAGAAGAACATAAACAAAAAATAAAAATAGCGAATCAACTTAAAGCTCAATCACCAGAATATATTGCCAAATTGCGTAAATCAAAATCAGCGGAACACAGAAAAAAGATAAGTGAAGCTAGAAAAGGTATGAAATTTTCTGAACAACACAAAATCAATTTATCTGTGTCCCACAAAAAAATCATTCTTCAATAGATATTTGTTTTGGCTTCTTATCTTCTGGGATAATATGTTCAAGCCAAATCTTTAATAGTCCGTTCATCATCTTAGCATTCTTAACTTCAACGTTATCGGCTAGAGTGAAAGTTCTTGTAAACGCACGGTCGGAAATACCCTTGTGAAGAACCTGAACATCTTCTGAATCGACAGATGACTTTCCATTAATCACTAGCGTATTTTCATTAAGTGTCATCTCAATATCTTGCTTACCAAAACCAGCGACAGCCATTTCAACGACATAGGTATTTTCGTCTGTCTTTTTCAAATTGAATGGCGGATAGCCAACTGCAGTAGCGGTATTAGCAAGAAGGTCGGCAGTCTTTTGAATCTGGGCGAAATACTTGTCCGCACCAACAAAATACTTATCGAACTTAGAGAGATCTGAGAATGTGTGATCGAATTTATACATAGTAGTTACCTCCTAATTTAAGCAAGGTTATTAAAATTTGTAGGACCAATTAAGCATCCCACGGTTTATTTATATTGCTGCGCTTCTAAAAAGTGCTTAGCAATATAAAATTAGTGAAACTTTTTCTGTAGTTTTTCTTTGGTGGTCACACAGACCTTAGCCAATTTATCATCGGCTAAGAATATTGGTGTAAGACCAGCGTCCCTAAAATCTTGCGCGGATTCTACTAGGATGTGCATGGTGCTGTTAGGATCGTTCTCACTCATCTTAGCTATTTCCATAATCCAATGTTCAGGAACGATCTGTAAGCCCATCATACTTGGCGCTTCTTTCATTGAGATTCCTTTTTGTTATTATTTTAATCCCATAGATTTTCGTAATATTTACCAAAGAGTCTCAATCCATTACTGATTCGACTCCTGTATTTATTATAACCCTCTCGGTCAAGTTCAAGTTTATCGTTTGTATCATTCCAAAACTGGTTTTCCCAGCTATCATCTACCTTACATTCAAACGCCCAAATTATCTCGTCAAGAATCCATTCCCAACGCTTGTGATGATTGACATCTGTGTCCCATTCATTTTCTTTTGGCGGAGCGGATGTAGACTTCAATTCATCTGGCACATCCTCATCATCGACAAGTGGTGAACCATGATGAATTTCCTTAAACTGTTTTAGCAATGGGAGAATGATGAGCGCAAGAGTATGATCAACAGACCATGTATCGTATTTGTCGATACGAACTTTTACCTTACGTTCTCTTTTCTCGTGAATCCAATTACAAAAATCATGGACCCAAGAATCATAGAGCCAGTTGGAAACCTTGTCGCGGAGCTGATAGTCCCAGCGTTGATCTAACTCATCGCTTGGATACTTTTCACACCAGAAGAAAATCATATCTGCGATTTGACATGGTCCGATCCAATCTTTATATGGTCCGATGTATACTTTCATTATAAATATTCCGTATTAGATGGAGGATAAAATGTTTGGTTTATTATTAGGTGGACGTATTCAGTTATACATCGCTGGAGCAATTGCTATCATTGGTATTTATTTTTTCTGGAAACATAACGTAGAGCAACAGGCTCTTATGGAATACAACCAGAGACAGCTTGAGCAGGTGATACAAGATCAACAGAGATTCCAGCAGAAGATGCAGGAAGTCGAGAATAAACAGAAGACAATAGAAAATGATCTGGCTGTTCAGAATGATCAGGTAAATAAGACATTATCTACTGTTACAGAATATCTCGATTCAAAAGCAGCAAAAAAGCAAGACAAACCTGCCTCTGATATATTTAAGAAAACCATAACAGAACTGAGGAACAGCAAATGAAAAAGCTAGTCATCATATCAGCTTTATTTTTATCTGGCTGTCAATCAACCCAACTACTTACGACAAAAGAACAGGTAGTGATACTGCCATCTGAGACCATGTATAACTGCCCGACATCAACTTATTATCCAAAGCCAGAGCAGCTGACTGAATTGCAGGTAGCTCGTCTATTGGTTGAGCTTAATAAGAATAACAAGATCTGTAAGAACAGCATAGAATCGATTCGCAGATTTCTCAACGAATCGAAAGCAGAACTAGAAGTTAAGAAATGATCAGTAGATAGGAACCTGATAACACTCGCGACGCTCGCCGCGATAGCTGCCCCAACTATCATAGACTGGAACAAATCGACATTCAGTACGATAAGGCTGTTCGATTACCACGGGAGGGTTGGCATAATAACGAGGCTGATTAGCCATAGCGCCAAGCACACCACCAACAATAAGACCACCAACGAGAGGAGCAGCCCACCCACCGTTAGAGTAAGAGTGGTAACGACGGTACTGAGCAGAAGCGGGGCTGGTAAACCCAAGAGCAAGTGCACAAACAGATACAATAAAAATAGAACGCAT